GAGGTGGTCGACATCCAGCCGGTGACCGTGAGCGATCAGGTCGCTGATCTGAACGCCGCCATCCCTGAGCCGGCACCTACACCGGAGCCTGAGAGCGATGAACTCTTCTGAGTACCTGACTGCCACCCAGCTTGCACAGCGATGGGGGTTGCACCCTGACACGCTGATGCGCTGGCGCAAGGCTAATAAGGGTCCGGCGTATTTCCGCACGCCAGGCTTCGTGCTCTACCCATTGGCCGGGGTGGAGCAATACGAACAGGCCAACACCATTACCAACGAACAACCATGAGCTTCAAGCTGAACCTGAGCATCTTCAAGTCGACCAAGCCTGAAAGCAAGGTGGACTTCAGCGGGATGATGAACATCAAAGTGGAGGAGCTGGATGCCTTCTGCCGCTTTGTGATGAGCCAGACGCCCGACCAGTACGGCAGCGTCCAGGTGCCGATCAGCGGCTGGAAGAAGACCAGCCAGAAGGGACTGGCCTATGTGAGCGCCGTGGCACAGCCGCCGCGCGAATGGGTGGATCCTGGTGATGCTGCGCAGAAGTTGGCCGCGGCCACTAATGGCGTGGTGGTCGACGTGAGCGACGACATGTTCTAACGCCCCATCAGTTCACATTCGAGCCGCGCGATCTCGTTGACGGCCTGCTGGAGCAGTTGTTGCTGGTAGCAGGCCTGCTTATAGAGAGCGACGGCCATGGTGCCCGCGTCTTTGCTGTTGAGCAGAGCGCGGGCATGTTTTTCGATCTCGAACTGCTGCTCTGCCGAAAGGGTGACGGCCATCCACTCACCGAACTGCATTGTGCTAGACCAGTGGGGTACATCTCACGATAGCAATGCAGTGCCCCAGGTGCTCCAGTGGTGACATCAAGGCAATGGCAACGAACAACCGCGACGCCGAGGTGACGGTGCGCAAGCGTGGCTGCAATGCCTGCGGCCATGTGTGGTTCACGGTCGAGCTACCTGTCAGCCCGGCGGTGGTCGGTTGGGGGCGGCGCGTCAAGGGGCAAAGCAAGCCAGAACTGCGGGTGCCGGTGGAGCTGGCAGTGGGCGCTGAGGCCGTGTAAAGAAGTGTCACACGCCTGTGGCATGTGCCCCGTAGGCGGTGCATAATTACGTCATCGGTAACCCACTAAGCCAATGACCAACCCCGCTCACCTGATCCACGCCGGCAACATCCTCTACACCCTTGAGAAAGCCGGTTACACGATTGATCAGTTCATCGAGTTCTGGGGCACCCTGCTGGTTGTCGAGATCGCTGGCAACGGCGATCGCTGGTACGACCGCCGTCAAGTCGAGGCGTTCGTTGCCGCCTGAGCCATCCTTAGCTCCCATCCACCTATCACTTCAATCCAATGATCAACCGCATCAACAATGCCATCTGCATCCTTGTCGTCGCTGCCGTGTTCGCCATGATCGGCATCGAGGCCGGCAACCAAGCAGGCGCTACGCACTCCGGCACCCAGTCCTACATCGAGGTGCGTAAGTGACCCCCCGCCGCTTTTACTTCACAATCAAGTCCGCCAACGTCGTCGAGTGCGTACTGGCGCACAGCCTGACCGAGGCCAAGTTGATCGCCGCCGATACATGGCTCCCTTGGTGGAATCAGATCGAATGGCTCAATCCTGAATCTGTCACCGATCCGAATGTCTACCTCTAACTCTCCGATCGCCTTCCAATGGCGCACCGATCCCGAGGATCAGGGCGTCTACGGCGAGGGCATCAGCAGACCACGCAATGGTGCCCGCACCAAGGAGTATCGCCTCCTAATTTATCCCAGCGGCGCTCGGCCGATGCTCTGGATCACTCGCGCCGAGAACGTCGGCGCTGCGATCCGCTACGCCCAGAACCGCTGGCCATCCGCTGAAATCGAAGTTGCATCATGACCCCAGATCAATCCATTGTTCCCTTTCATCGTTCGTTCATCCTCGCGAAAGTCATTCACTTGGACAAGGTGAATGATCTCAGCCGATCTGAATTGGACATGCTCAACATCGAAACGTTGGCCGCACTCCAAGAAGCCAGGCACAACTACGACCTGATTGAGGACAAACAATCAGAGGAGGCCAGTGGCGAATATCGCCGGATGAAGATGGCCGGCTATTTCCAAGCTGCTATTCAAATCGCCCTGCAGAGCCGATGAACGATGCTGTCCGTGCTCGCCTCTATAGCCTGCTCGAAGGCAGCAACACCTTCAAAGCTGGCCAGGCATCAGAACGTGATCGCCTCCGCCTGCTGATCGACATCCGCATCGATCAGTTGCACAACACTTGCGGCATCAAGAACCGCGAACAGCTCTGTGCTGAACTGCTCCACCTTCGCAAGTACCTCGACGAATGACCACCACGCAACTCGACCAGCAGCGCGCCGACATGATGGAGGCGCTGTATCAACGCAGCGGCCGTCAGGAGTTGCCGTATGGCCATCCACTGCGTGGCACCCTCACCGGCCTGTGGGAGGAGTTTGCGCTCGACATCGCCGCAAACTTCCGTGACACGGACTACGCCACACTGCTCGACCGAGTGGTGAAGGCAATGGATGAGGCCGAATCGGTGATGACGCAGAAGCAGGCGCAACAGGCCATTGAGGTGTGCCGCCAGGTGCTGATGGGTGAGAAGTGGCGGTGAAGGCGCCGACCAGCACCAGCTTCAAGCCAGGCCATGTGCCCGGCAACGCTGTATTGACGCCGCAGAACGCCATCGACATCCGCAAGCTGTACGCCAGCGGCTGGACAATCAAACAGCTGACCGCCATCTATGGGATCAGCTTCACCCACATCCACAACATCATCACCCGCAAGAAATGGAAGAACGCAGAACAGCAAGCGACCTCGTGAACCACCCCCCGCACTATCAGGCGGGCACTATCGAGGCCATCGACTTCATCGAGTCGGTGATCGCCGATGCACCGCACATGGTCCCGGCATACCTGCAGGGGCAGGCGCTCAAGTACATGATCCGCATGTGGCTCAAGGGGAACGCGCTCGAGGATGCCCTGAAAGCGGAGTGGTATCTGAATCGACTCATTGCCAAGATGGAGTCATGCTCGAACATCTCCGCCTGAACTGGCTTGAGCGACAAGCGCTGCGGATCCTATGCCGCAGCGAGCGCATCGGCCTGCTGGTGGTGAAGCGCCACGGCTCTCGGATGGTCTTCATCGTGCGGGATCAGACCGATCCGATCGACATCACGCAGGCCGATGAACCGCTATCGATGCAGCTCGAGCGGTTGTATCACCAGCCGAGCTATGGAGAGGATGAATGATCAGGTTGCACGCTGGCCGATTACTGCTGGTGTGCGACCGCATCGATCGGACATGGCACGCACGCGTGATCCTTGGTCCGAAGGCTGAGCACCAAGTCGAGGTGGACACTGGCACCAACAGCCTGCACGATGCGCTGCTGAAGGCTGAGGCAGTCTTCCAGGCGGCGGTGGCCAGCATCAGACCGGAGACGGCCAGCGTGATGTGCTGGGACTGCATCCAGTGGGAGATGAGCACACAGCGTTGCGATTTGCTGCTGCCTGAAAGCAAACGAAGTGGCGGGCGCTACGCGGTGAGTTGCGACTTCTTCCAGCGGGCACTGCCGGCGGCAGACTGATAGAGGCCGCCAGGTCGCCGTGTCAAAGCGTGAGTTCAACACGCCTATCCGTGAGCCGTGGAATGTGCTCATCCATCAATCGCTGCAGGCAATCGACCGGCATAACCGGCTTTGGTTTGACTCCGGCGATGAATGGCACCTCCAGCAGGCGCAGGTGCTGCGCGACTATGTGGCAGGCCTAAAGACATGGATCCATCGCGAGGAGGCACGGCAATGTTCGGACCTGAAGTGATCAGCCGGACTGATCGAGACGGCGGCTACATCGAGGTGCTGATGCCTGTGAAGGGTGAGGTGTACTACCGGAGTTGTGTCGGTGGCGTATGCCGGTATAGCTCGGACTGGTTTCAGGCAGAGATCTACCTCAATCAGATGCTGCGGCCATGAAGTACCCGCCGGTGGTGATCTTCGGCCTGACGTGGCTAGGCGGCATGTTGCTCGCCACTATCTGGTTGACGATGTTCTGAGCTGGTGATCCACTGCACGATCGCCCACTCGCCAAGCGCCGACCAGAACGGCTGAGCGCGATACCAGTCAACCCATGGTTTGTGGCCTGTCTGGCTGTTGCACATCCGGCAGCAGGAGACCAGGTTCTCGCGGACCGTCAGCCCACCGTGGACCTTAGGAACGACGTGATCGAGGGTGGGACTGCGGCCGAGGGGATC